GATCCTTATTTTTCAAAACAAACCTTCATCAATAGTGATGGCACTGAAAAAACTATTGAAGGACATTTTGATTCAGAGACAGGTGAATCATTGATAGAAAGCGAAGAGGACTTTTTTGAACTTGTCACTAATGCTAAAGTAACCGCAGACAACGCAGAAGAGATTAAGAACCTTTTGGAACGAAAGAAAACGATCTCCCCTGCTCAAGTATACAAAGAAGGCATTTATAACAAAAACGATATATTCGAGGTTATTGGCAGATACAAATTCTTAGATAAGAAATTTGCTGGGGATTGGATTGTAATTCGATTCTTCGATTATAAAGAGCGGGGTCTCCCCTCTTCTAATATTAAAGACTTCAATTATAAATGGATATATAACCTCTGCGACTTTCTGTTCCAGAACGGGGTGAGCGATTTCTCAAGCAAAAACTTCAACCCATTCAATTATGATCGTAACAGAATATTAAACGCAAATATCATTGAGTACACTGATCCCTCGTTCGACAAATTTTTGAAATGGATCAGAAAATTATGCAAACTACTGCGTGATGACAACATTCTAGCAATTAGTGAAAAAGAAATACAAACATTGACTCCGCGAACTTGGGGGATAAAGAAAATTCACCACAAGACTAGAAAGCAAGACAACTTATACAAGGATGAATTTGATATTTTGTTTAAAGCAAAGTTGAAAGATCAGGGCGAATTTAAAGCAAAGGAACTTGAGAGAAGTCGTGATATATTCGTGTTGATGACTTGGTTCGGGGGATTACGGCCTGTGGAGTACACCAAAGACAACTTGCATTTATCAAAAGACGGAAAGGGTAATTACTACGTGAACTACTTTACTTCCGATAAGAACTCCAATGAAATCGATAATCCGGTTCTCAATTACTCATACGACATTTTAAAAAAATACAATTTCAAAATCCCATTTTTTGAAAATGTGAGACCAGATGTTTTTATTGAGCACCTTCGTGCTATCTGCGAACAACTCAACTTGAATAGAGAATTCGTTAGAAACCTATCGTATAAAGGAAAATTAGTGCGTGAAAAAAGGACATTAAACGAGAATATTAATCGCTACTTCGCACGTAAAACGTTTATTCAAATTTTACGTGATGAAGGAATTTCCCTTGATGACATACACGCCTTCACAGGGCACGAAAGCGGTGAGATGATAAGCGCGTATTATACTAATTCATTAAAATGGAAGATTGAAAAAATCGAAAAGATAAAATGTAACTAGATTGCGATGCCCATCCCAATCCGTCCCGTGCCCACTAGTTGAGTATGGGATTTTTTATTTAATCCCCTTTAAGAACATTGTAGATACGTTTAAATCTCCGTTGTTTCCCTAAACCATCATTGAAAATAATTTGATCTTCACTTATACAAAGAGGTTTATTGTTCACCAAGACTTCAAAAAAAAGTCCGTATGGTACATCTGTTATCACTTTCGTAACCTCCCCAAACATACTCCCAGTGTAATGTCTAAAATGTATTAGATCTCCTACATCGATATTTTCTTTTTCTGCCATACTTCTCAAAGCATTAAGAAAACGACTTCAATTTCCATTAAGAATATTGTAGATGCGTTTGAACTTTACTTGTTTATCTTTACCGTAAACACTTTCTTTCGAAACATCCTCGTGAATACACTGTCCGACTTTAATGGTATACGTAGTTTTCCCACTACAATTAAACGATAAAATAGTTCCATAATAAACCTCACGGCCTACTCGAAAGTATACTTCGTCATTTACAGAAAACTTTGCCATTTTAAACTATTAAAAGGTAAAACAATCGCCTACTTAATGCGACAACAGAATTAGCATTCAAGTAGTTCAATTACCTCTTATTACGCTTGTATTGCGAAATATTCTTCTGAATCCAATACCCCAGAGTCGCAAGCAATATGATAGTAGTAAGTACTTCATTAATGCCCATAAAATTTATAACTATGGCGAAAACGGTGCTGATATAAGCCAGAGGTTCTTTATTCATTATCATCATTTTTATTCTTCTTATCAGTTAATTTAATCTCATTTCCGAGGAAGTATTTCTCAAGGGCATTGATATATTTATCACGGGCAAATAGTAAGCCTACACCCGATACTATTAAGAATATCCATAGTTCTATCGATCCAATACCAGTATAGGCGAATGTCAAAGCAGCAATTACAAATGCAATGCCGAGCACGGTACTCTTTATTTCTTTAATAACGTTTTTAGTTAGCATCACCTAAATAAATTGAACTTGAATAATTATTATTATTAATACGACAAGTCGAACGATATAAAGGATACATATCGTGATTATCTTCGAGATACTTTTTTAACCTGTCTTGAAAGAAACTTAATTTATCTTTCAACGCCTGTCTTTTATAACTAACAATGTCAATTGCTGGTGTTGATGAGTTATCACTAAATTGAGATACTTCGCCCTTCTGTGTGCTCTTAACATAACTGAATGGGATGTACTCATGCCAAGCACCGTAACCTACCACTGGTCTTACATACTGTATCAATAAGGTCTTATTTAAATCCGATAATGTATTGCCTGTTAACTGATTCTTAAATTCACTTACTAAAGCATCCCCCAAAATTGGATACACAAAAAACTCCTCTGCTACAAGCAAGTAAGGTTCAAGAAGTTCTGATTGAATATTCTTGCTTATGCTCGTAACCTCTTTAAGATCATCTACAGTCGTTAACAATATATCGTTCATCATTATTGAATTGGTGGATTGTTATTATTATTATTAATTACCTTTTGCTGATCTTCTGCTAAAGGTGGAAGACCAAAGACGATCTCTCTCCTTTCAGTTCTTGTAAGATCATTCAAATCAGTTACAGGCTGTTGAATCTTCAATGAGTCATTATTAACTGTTACTTTACCCAATTGATTCACTGCAAGAATTTTATTTATCCCGTTAAGCAACAAATTCTGGTAATTCTTGATCACTGTATCAATGAAGTAAAGACGTGTGATATTAAGTTTATTTGCATCAGCATTCGTACCGAACGAATCTCCGTAGTCGATGCCTAACAATGATAAACTACCTCCGTGAGATATAGCGATTTGAAGTTGAGAGGTTGAAATAAATTCCTTTGTGAGATTATTACCTAGGTCATCCGTTAATTTTAAAAATTCTGGTTTACCTTGAATATTATCTCCGAAAACAAAAATAATTTTACCTGCGTTGGTTGCTCCTTCGTGTTTACGTCTGAAGTCTTGAATGAATTTATCCTGTTCTTCTTTTGGCATACTACTGTTCAAGTAGAATATACCTGATGGATAATAACCTCCAGAAATTTTATTCACCAAATATGAAGATAAAACTGATTCAAGTTCAATGAAATTCAACGATGCCACGTATTGGGGCTGTGGGTATATATCGTTTGTGGAGGTATACTTCTTAATATACAACAATTGTCTACCGTCTTCAATCCCTCTCGATGGATCAAAGGTTGGAATCACTACAGCATTAGCAACATCATTTGCCTTTCGTTTGTCTATTTTATTAACAACGTCACCCCAAGTTTGAGAGTAGTACCATTTATTAATCTTTCCAAACTCATCGGGTGCTTCTGCCCGTATGTTTGCGGGGTTAGTATGATATACTTCTGCAATTTTACCTTCAACGTTATACACCACTTGAAGACTTGCTGATTCATACATCGAGAAATCGAAACAAGCCTTTTGAAATACTTCATCTAACGTCTGCCCTGCCCTATTCTGTTGTTGAAGGAAAGATGTTAATTCAGCGTTAGTTTCATCAACTTCATAGAGACCAGTAGCATAGGTTAGATTTGCCTTCAAGTTAATGAAGTTCGAATGAACTGCTGACTTCCTGTATGCGTCTTGAAGTTTTAAAGGAAATGCATTATCCTCTTCCTGATCACTGGAATTGAAATAAACAATCCCCTTATTATTAGTCGTTATATTCGGCTGATATGCCTTATAAAATTGCTCAAAGTTTAAAATCTTATAATCGTTCACTCATCATTTCCATTCGAGATAAGGTTATTTACTCACATATATAATTAACTGATGATATTTCGATCAGTTACCCTTCTCCAATTTGTACCGTCACTGAATGCAACAACAGCACCACCTACATCATTACTCACATAAATTAACCTTCCGGGCGTTGATGGCGATGGTAAGGCAAGTTTCGATTTAACTGACAACTGATGTAAATCAACATAGGATTTAGGGACTAAAGTATCGTCTGTAATAATTACATTGAAGCCGGGATCATAGGTTATTCCTTTGAAACCGGGATCATAACTCCAAATATTTATCCCTTTACTTTCCATAAAACAATTTAAAGTGCCACCTGTGCTTGTAGTAGTGATTTGGTAACCGAATGGAAATTGTAAAAATGTTGAAGAATTGCCTTCATTCGTATCAGATATATTAATGACATTCGAAGAAGTGGTGATCTGCATTCCGGAAGAAAAATTATTAGCATAATCATACGTACTGTAACCAAATGAATTGAAGCGCACATCTAATGTACTGCCCCAATTGTTCACGAGATCATTGCCGGTAAAATACAAACCATCTGGACTAAATTGGAAATCACTATTTGAATTACTTAGACTAGTACTTTGTAGGTTTAACTTCAAAGATTGATGCTTGATTCGTTATCGTGTTCGTGTATCCATTGTCTACATCAACTGTAGTTCCACCGAGTGTAACGTTTCTTCCAACTAACTGAACACCATTTGTTGCACCAGTTAGAAAATTATATGTTAACCCGGTTACGAAACCTGCGTCAACTAAACTTCGTGCATTGTAATAATTAGAATAATCTGCAAAGTACTGTACACCAGTAGGGGTTGCACGGTTATCTATTAAATATAAAGCATTTGACTCATCAAACGAGACTCTCAAATTTTCGCTACCTATGTCTAAACGAGTTGGATGTTCAATCGTGAAAATACCTGAACCACCTCCATCTGTTTTAATACTTGCATTGGTTGATGTATAAACATTAAACACCGACAATGGATTATTCAACCCAAATAATAATGCATGATTACCATCAATAAATGTATCTCCTGTAAGTGTACCTCCTAAACCAATATTACCGCCAATTCTTTGAAGACCATTATTTGCAAATACAGAACTTCCACCAGAAACATTAATTAAACTTCTAACAAAACCAACATCTGGAATAGACCTATCTACAAAGTTCTCAGAGTGATCGCCCGAATAGACCATTCCTTTGCTTTTTGGCGAATAGTCGTATATGGTAATACCTGATATAGGCCCATTGCTTACAATACCAATTCCAAGTATGTCACTTACTACAGTACCTAGACTCGCTTCCGCATAGTCATCACCAGAGGTAATAGTCAAAAACGAACTCTTATTAAAATTCTTTGAACTCGAAACTGTTGTTGAGACTGTGTTTGCTTGAATTGTCTTCTGCGAGTATGCATTGTTTGCATCATCAGTAAAACTCCAAGTATTAGTTGCACTCTGTCCAGTCGCAGTAAATGTTAAATTATGAGATTTCTGATTAATAAGAGTATCACCTGTCAATGCTCCACCGAGACGAATGTTATTTCCAATTTTCGTTAAAGCATTGGTCGCAGTAACGTTTGATGTACCACCAGAAATTGATTTAAGGACTAAACTCGAATTGGTTGTGCCTGTCTTGAACCAGTACTCATTGTTATTGACGTTGACGGTTAAACCGATGTGCCTTTCACTTGAAGGTATCTGACTTAGAACTTGAGAAGTGCCTGTATAAGGCAGGTTGTTAAGATTCAAATACCTGTTATCCGAAGGCTTAGGTGCCTGTGTTCTTATATTATCGTTTAGACTTATAGCCATATTAATTGATCAATCATCTTTTTTATATGATGTTATGAATTTCTCATTTCCATCGCACTAGCGGTTGTTGTAGCGTAATTGCTGATATATACTTTATAAAGTATGCCATTCCATAATACTGTGTTCACAGTTACGCTATCTGGATCGGGAAATAAATTACCACCAGCACTAACTATACCTCCAATTGAACCGTTATTCAATGCAGAGACATACCATACCGTCTTCGAAGTTGACGCTGCCGGTATTGCGAACCATATAAACTCACTTGATGCATTGTAGGTTATAGAGATAGTACCGTTTGACGATGAAACTACCTTCGTTCCGCTATTGACTAATGAACTACTTGCCGTTGGTCTACTTGAAGACTTACCGTAGAAATAAGGGTATATACCGGTAATAGTTGTTTGAGCAACAGCAGTACTACCAGATGGAAGTGGTGAACCAAAATCTCCACCTGATGAATTTTTAGGCTGCACACCACCAGCATAAGCAACATACACACCCCAAGTGTTAGCACCTGCCACCAATATTGTTGCACCTGTTGCAGCACTTGTGTTCGATGTAGATGTCGAATTAACCTGTCTTGAATTACCGCTACCACTAAATACATATTTAGTGGGTGTACCTGATCTAAACGGAGATGCTGAAGTATATTGTGGGGAAATCGATCCACGAGAGAAGTTCACAGTGAATGTTGGAGTCACTGATACACCTACTTCTTGAGTAGATGCTAAGTTCTGAGTAAATGAGGTAATGGAAGGTGCTGTCAATGTTGGATTCAATGTAGGAACCAACAAATCTTGAAATAGTTGAGTGTATGTCTTACCAGTAAGAACGTATCCACTATTAATTCCTCCAAGGGTGATTGAAGCGGGACTAAGACCATCATAGATATTACTAGTTGAACCGGATTGAGTTGTTCCTCCTGTTATTACCGCTACACTTGATTTTACTTTAATTCTTATTGGTTGTGTCGTAGGTACATCTTGTTCAACCTCACCGTAGGATTGATCATAAACATAAAATCTCCCCCTTAAAAATCCACGTTTTTCATCAGCACTCGTTAAATACATCTCATAGACATATTCACCAGACTTGATGTTCATTTCGATCGCAGATTTTGACAAGGTGAACTCACCGTTTTCGCTCAATACAATTGAATTGTTACTTGTATTGAATTCGATTATGGTATTGAAGGAATTAGCCTTTGTTTTTACAGTTAATGAAGCACCTGTATAAGCCGAAAACGGGAAGTAACCTTTAAAAACATTGTCTTGATCGTATATTTCACATTGAAAAGTCTTATTTAATGTTTTATTCTTTTCCACTGTAAGTGAAAAAACTACGCTATCTGTTAAATCTATATTGAGCATTCAACTAGTTGATCAAAGTAAAATTATCAGGGTCAATTCTCTGGAATTGCAAGTACGAGTTCTGAACTAATGTCACATCAACTTTATTGTCCGTTCCTGCTATCGTAGAATCGTTCTTATCGAGGGTAAATACTTGCTCCATCCCCGTTATAAATAAGTTACCTGAACCATCCTCAAAGATCACTATGCCTTGCTCACCAGTAAACATCAAATTATTGAAATCGACTAATGTCAAGTCAAATTGCTTTTGGTAATAGGTGCCTTTTGAGTCGCTAACGAGTTTTTGTGTGAACGATGCAGATTCAAAATCAATTGTATTGAATTCAATATCACCGGATAACAGAACTGTGCTACCGGAGGTTAAATAATAATCTACTGAATCAGAATCAACTGATGCGAAATACAGTTTCGAAATTGTTAAATAAAAATCGCAAGCCATTTACAACCATATAATTACTTAAATAAAAAAAGGTTGCTCATCATTTGTTGATGAACAACCTTATACACAACGTTCTCTTATTCAAATAAAACCTAACGTTAACCCTTACGCTAAAATTGAGGTTAATGCAGAAGACAACACTTCGTTAGCAAATCCAGTTGAACCTCCTACAAGGCTAACAGTAGAACCATTTAGGTCACCGATTGACGTACCACTATCAATTGATAATGTGGTTGCCTTTAGTCCCGATCCAAACTGACCTGCCAAATAGTACGTCCCGTCTTGCATTTGAACAATTGCACTAACCTTTGCAAGGCCAACCGATTCAAGAATTTCCTTTTTTGCAGGAGTAATGTTAGCAAGAGTAAAATTCAATGTCTGCTGAATAAATTTACTTGCATTTCCTGCTTGAAGTTCTTGCAAAAATTGACCTGATTCAGGTTCAAACTCAAAGCGATAAAACTTTGAACTATTTGTTACGGTAAAACCAGTGACCTGTTGTGAAGCATTCATCTTTGCGCTGATATAGTCCTTGTTTCCAAGGTAAATTTTATCAACGCCACCGAAAGAATACCCACAGGTTCTAGTGATACCAGTTGGAATTAAACACATCGTTATGAAATTCTTTTAGATAATGTAATTATTAGAAGTTGTACAACACTGTCTGAGCAACGTTCGACATCGCAGGAGTGTACAACCACTCGGCTTCTATTCTCGCGTTACGCTCAAGAGTTACAGGGTACATATCCTTAACGTTGATTGAAGCAGAATCAAGAGCAATATTACTTGCAACGTGGTATGATTCACGAAGACCTGCACTAATGACGTTATCGAAAATACCAACACCACGAACTTCAATGCCCAAATAATCAAGTGGCTTATCCCCCACCGATGTATTGTTACCCATACTGATTTGGGCTTGTCTATAAAGTCCCTCTGCCTTAAATGAAACGAAAATTACCTTCTGATCATTTGGCTTTGATTTAATTGCATCAGGAAGGGCATTATACACCTTACCGAGTTCGGCAACGATGTTTGATGCTGTTAGTACAGTACCACCAACCGAAACCGCTGTACCTTTTTGAGTTTTTAAATAACCATTAAAAAGGTTTTTAGTCATCGTGTTACCAGAAATTGTCTCAGAAGCAGTTGAACTTCTCCAAAGGTCTCTCTCTGTTTTATCTCTAATTGAATCAGCAGTCTTTTGTTCGAGTGCTGACATCACATCAGCAGGAAGACCGTCATTACCAGCAACACCGTTCCAAGAGGTCTTATAATCCTTGTAACATTCAGTTTTATTTATGTGGAAAGGTTGAACTTCAACCGGAGATTCGGTAATAGTAGTGTTCCCCGCATCGCTCCAGACACAAGTTGAACCTGTTACAATGATGTTGCTCATATCGAAACCACGAGGAATGTATTTGTATTGTACCTCATTATCGATAGTAATACCTGCTGTTGCTAAGGTCTTACTCTCAAGCAATGCTGATAAATAAAAATCTGTTGCTTTACCTGCAAAAGATGATGTAATACTAGTTGCCATAACTTTTTATAAAAATTGTTTTATTATTTTTTGATGTTATACTTCAATCTGAATTTATCAGCGTTTGAAAGTTTTGATAAATCGACCTCTTGGGTCTTCTCTTGTTTAAAAACAGGATTTACCAGAGGTGTTTTTTTTAATTTTTCGATCTCTTGTTTGAGAGTGTTGATTTCTTTTGAAAGATTTTCCTTCTCTTCCTTTACCTTTTGCAATTCATTTTTCACCTTTTCAAATTCCCCATCTTCCTTACTTTGCTGTACAGGTGTTTCAGTGATTGCAGTTAAAACGCCCGATGCAACAGAAATAGTAAAACCGTTGTCGAGAATATAATCTCCATCAGGAGCAGGTGAAGTTGAACCGTCATCAGCAACTACAAGAACAGGTTCACCAACAACTGTATATTGAACTGTGGCACCGTCTTGATTTTTTGCTGTTTCAAATTTCTTACTTTCATCTTCTTTACTATTTTGTTCGAGTTCAGAAAGCAATTCTTTGAACTTCTTTAATATGTCATTCATTTGTTCATTGAAATTATTTATCAAATTATTTTTATCTATTACTCTATGAAATCTCTGTAAGAAGATTTCCACTGAGAAGCCTTTTAATTCACCGTTCAAAACACGTTGGAACGTTTCTTTATCTTCAATCTTGTAAGCGACATACCAACTGCCTATTGTCGCCTCTTCAATTCCTTTTGCTTTCACATCGCTTAATCGTTCCTCACTGTCTATGATGAATGATTCGATCAAAAAAGCATCTATGTAATTGTTGGAATTATGATCTGTGTTAACCTGATTTGTTAATAGTTCTTTGTGAAACTTATTTCTGATTTGCTCGATACTATCTTTTGTGAAGTAACCAAAATATGGTTCTCCAAGATTATCAAAACGTAAAATATCCTTGTCGGGAATTAGCGCAAGGCCGGCAACAACCTGCTTAAAGTTTTCGCCCTTCAATTCAATGAACTTATTCTTACTTGCCTTATTGAAGAATATAAAATCGCTCTCTATTGCTGGTTCGTCAACAAGTGATATTGTTTTAACACCGTTCAACGGATCATCACTATTAATTTCGAAACGGACACGAGGTATTACTATATTATTATTCAAATCTGCTTTTGAGTTAATTCAATCATATAATTACCATAGTTGCAAAAGTTGCAAAAGTTTATTTTTAGAGACTTGATCTCGATTCAATAAAGTCCACGGTATTGCTGACGTCTCTTGCTTCGGTCCACGATGCATATATTTTAATATTGCTAAATGCTTGTGTTAATGAAGCGGTACTAAGTGAATTGACACTTGATGTATCTATGCTAACAGGTATCGAAGAGGTAAATCCACCATCTGCAAATGTTGGCATCCCTTGTCTCATCGCTTCCAGCGTTCTTACTAACTCTGAACCAGCATTACTTCTCAATATATGTTGTGGAACAACATATTCTCCTTCGTGGACGACTCCTGCAACTCTATATCCCGTGTTATCGGCAGGGCCTATTGGAGTAGTAAAACCACCTTCTGCATATCCGGGTATTTGTGATGGCTTATTACTAGAAATTACACCTATCTCGATGCCACCAGCAGCAGCAACCAAGGCTGCTAAAATAAACGAGTACGGTGGTGGTGCACTACTTAACGCTTGTGTTACACCTAATGCAGTGTTCGTTGTTGCATTCACTAACGAATTCAACCAGTTTATTTCGTTCTGCTTATTTTGAGCCTTTATTTTTTGATTTTCAAGTTTACGCTGCTGCTCATATAAGCGTTGGGTATTAGTTCTTTCCTCATCAATACCTGCAAGTAGTTCATCACGTGCTGCTCCTTGTGCATCTGCCAATTGTGCCTCTAATGCTTTTCTATTCTCGATAGATTGTGTGTATTGATTGTCTATTGTCTCCAACTGAGTGTCGATAGAATCAATCTGACGTGATAGAATGTCCGTAATTGCACCAGTTATGTCATTGAAACTTGATTGAACCTGCTGAACAATAGGCAAGACATTGTTCAACTTCTCTATGAACAGATCAAATTTCTTAGACTGTAGATCACTTAATGCTTGCTCTTGTTCTTCTGTTAGCGTTGATAACGATTTGTAGTAACTTATTGCAGCATTTAAATTGTTTTCATAATTCTTCTTCTGTTCGATCTCTTGTCTTTTTGATGCTTGAAATCTGATTCTGAACAGTTCTTGTTCTGATAGATCAACATTATCAACCTTCTCTTGCTCTTGTTCAATATCGAAATTGACCTCTTCAACCTTTAACTGCTTTTGCTTCTCAAAATATTCATTTGACAACTTCAAGGAATAGGCAAGCATCTCGTCTTGTGCTTCTTTTTCAATGGACTGCTCATCTTCTACTCGCTTTGCTGTTGCTTTATATCTTTCTACCTGATCGAAGAATGCCTTCTTTCGTTGTTCTTCATTGAATTTATCTTCTTGTGCAGACAGTACTGATAATTGATTAGATAGATTTACTACACCTTTAGATGCTTCATCAAATTCCTTCTTTAAACGAGTAACATTGTCATTGATACTTCCTCCGTTTTTTTCGAGAATTTTTGAGATTTCGAAGTATTGTTCTTTAGTTAAATTGGATATGTCAAATTGTTGCTTTTGAACATTGTATGCAGACAGCAATAAATTAAGTTCTCGCTGTAATTCGTCACGTAATGCTTTCTGATTTACTAACTGAGCATTAAGACCTGCCCTTCTATTTTGAAATATTTCACTTTCTTTGTAACCGATCACAGAAAGCAACTCGTTCTGTGAAGCAAGTTCTGTATTGTATTGTGTAAGTGAGTCCTTAACTTTATCGATATTCTCTCTTGAGATTTCAAAGAATTCCTTTTCCTTCTCTGAAGCAAGACCAATGGCTTTTGCAATGTCATCCCAATAGGCGACTATTGTTCCAAGGGCAATTACAAATAACCCTATACCCGTTGCCGTTAACGCTGCTCTCGTAGTAGTGCCAAATAGTTTTGCTCCAATGGCCGATTGCTGGAAACCCTTAATAAGTTCAGTGAATGCTCTTCGATTGCTTGAAGTTAATCCTTCGGTGATCGGTTTAATTGCACTTATGACCGCACCTAAACTTGTAGCAACTTGAATTGCTTTCTGTATTTCTTCATTTGTCTTTGACCCGAAGGCAGTAACCGCTATTGTAGCAACACTCATTGCTGCTGCTATACTACCACCTAACTTTGCAACACTATCCAATTGTTTCTCGTTAGAGATTCCTCTGAGGTCATCTTTGATATTCTTCAATTGGCCATCTGCCTTTTTCGCAGTATTGGACAATTCAGTGAATGCCTCACTGTTAACGTCAATCTGCTTTAAATCTGCGTTGATTTCTTTCAAAACAGACTCTAAATCAGAAATAGATTTTGCGTTTGTTAGTTTTAATTGCAGTTCAACGGAACGTGTAGCCACCTATGATATAATGAAAGGGATAAGGTTATTATTCGTGTATATAATTACGTCTTTTTCATCAGTGTGATTTCAGCAGATTGCTTCACCACATCATAGTTTTTCAACGATACTAATTGAAAATATTCACCATTATACTTGATAGGTCTATCTATTCTCAATTCCTTCCAGTCAACAGCATTGCATCTCATGGATGCTGTTAATACATAACCGTTGCGAATATTCTCGTACTTACGTTGATGGAAGTATGAATAAAGATTTGGATAACTTAAATCAGGATTGTCAGAAAATGTAAGGCTAAAATTTGTTGGTGTATGAGTGTTACCCGTGTTCGAACTATTGTACCAAGTCATCATCAAAACTTGTGCTTCAATGCCTACTTCACTACCCATTTGTTGAATAGAGAATGATGCTGCTCTTGAAACAAGATTTGCTTTTTCTTGATTAGACATTAGTTTAAATGGGGATGCAATAGGTACTCGAACTCTCGCGAATGTGGGATTGTTTACCGTCCCACCCGTAGCGATTGCAATCCAAACGAGATCTCTATATTTGATATTACTAGTAGTACCTGTCAGTAGCCAGTCATAATTATAACGGCCGTAGTAATACATCATCTTCAAACCACCATCGTAAGTCCAGTTGTCCGTGTTATTTCCTTCAAGCCAAGTTGTACCACTATCGCTTGCATACACATTTCCCCCGTTGTCTTTAACTGTTTGGGAAGAAATATGTGGGATTGAAACGCAAAATGCCTTGGTAGGGTATTTTGATGATGAAGGTGTTAGATTCGTTACACTTCTATCATTATATAATGCATAAGCATTGAAGTTTACTGGTGTAAAACTGAGATCAATGCTCTTATCACCACTGGTCTTATTAAATAATTTCGCATAAGAACCTTTCTCATATTTTATCCGGTTGTCTGGATTAGTGGTTGCCGGATAAAACGTCTTTGATACATCAACAACTCGTATTGGGTTGGGTTCATTAGCCAAAAATCGACCATAGTTCATTGATCTACCGTACACGAGTGCAGTATCATTGTTGTCGTCCTCATCGAAGGTTATCTTAGTCTCAGTTTCAGGTTGAGTTATCTCAACTGTTGAGAAATCTAACTTGTCTGTAAGATCATAAGCATCCACGTTGCTTGAAAAAAGTGTGTTGTATGTTTCAAACTTCAACACTTTGTTACTTACATCAATATCAAAGTATAGATTGAAAGCATTTACAACCGACTTCAAGAAACTGGTCTGATCGACATCGGGTAATGTCTTATTAATGTTTAATGTTGCTGTTGTGCCCGAAGTAATCGCTGCTAAGTAGTCAGACCCATTGCCTACGAATGGAATAATAATCTTCTTTATATCTTCCCGTTCAAAGAACGAACCTCCCAAACTCCATCCTGCATCTTGAAGTATTGCTTTTACTATTGCAGTGAGATAGACTGCTGGTGGTAGTTGACCAAAATATAGGGGGTTGCTATAGACTATTAATCCAACCGGAAGTATTATATAGTTGTAATGCCAACTTAAATTGTTCTCTGGCGTGTTCTCTGTATCACCAGACAATCCTCTCATGAAGAATGTTCTATAGAAGATTAATGGATGTTCAACTTGTGTCGAATACTTTGTGCCATTTATGTGATCAACAATAGATTTCTCGTAGTTCCACGATACCACATCTAATGATTGAAGTTCATTTAATTTTTTGTTCTTAATAGAATCTGCAAACTGTGTGAACTTTGAATAAAAATTGCATTTAAAACTACTCTGATCGAATGATGATAGTTCAATGATGCCATCAAGAATCAAGTTTGAATGATCGTACAACTTACATTCGAATTGTTTGCCATTAAAAATTCGTGTTCGTCCCTTAACATCTGGATACTCGAATGCCTTTCGATTATTTTTTGTTTTAGGTAGTTTGAATGAATAACTAAAGTCCCCAAAACGTTTGCCCGGATCACTATAATCTTCTACTATACGATTAAGTTTTATGTTTAAATCACCAGCATTCTGATAATCTAACTCCAATCCGTTTTCGAGAACTATCTTAATATTGCTTTGAATCACTTTAGCATGAAGAATCTATATCTAAGGTTATATCGATACATTATTTTCGTTGATTGTCTTAATGAACGTGCATTCAAGATTGTATTCGTTTGATTGATTGTTCTTTGTGTACTTATATGAATCAAGTTTGAGGTAGTTCATATCGTCAACCGAACGAATCTCATTCGATGACATTAGTTCGATCAACCAATCAAACGTTTCTTTATTCAGAAATCCTGAATTGACAATGATCTTCTTAGTTACACGGGTATCATAGTTAGCATTGTATTTATAACCACTCGCAAATTCCCCGTAATCACCATATTGAATTGGATAGGTTATCTCACTTGTGTCACGATCAATAGTCTCTTCCTTCAATCCTTGAAAATTAAACGTATCGTAAGTGCCAACCTTGTTTTGAAAGAGTACTCCATAAGTCTTTTTGTCTAAGTATGGGAATACATAACCCTTAGTTACCGTGAACTCATCAAAATTATTAGTCGCCTTGATAGATACTTTGTTCAAGTAGACGTTTTGATTTGTACCACCGCTATTGGTGAACCAGAATCGAACACGATAAACTTGCGGTGCAATTGCTGCTGATATAATAGTTGTACCTGTATGCAATCCAGTACCACCACTATATAAAACTTGTTGAGATAATAGTGCCCCTACACTATCAAAATAAGCAACGTGCAATGCTGTATTTGAAGTATTGAAAGTGGTGCTATATGAGAGTATATGATCCGTTGGAGGCAAGTTCAAGTTTGCACCATCGTTCAATATGATCTCCTGATCATATTGTTCTAAGTATGATGATTGATAGAATGTGGTCGTCCCTGTGGTCACTATCTCAATCTCACTTACAGATATTGTATCTCCTGCAACGAAGTTTGTACTACCTACACTAAGTAGGAAGTGATCAGCATTCGTCCATATAGTACTTGAAGTAATGTGAAATGTTGTCGTTCTTAATGTACCGTCTTTAATAGTTTGAAACTGTTGGTTAAACAATTGGCTATTGCTGCTGTTACGTATCAAGAACGATGATGACAGCAATGTTGATGCAGGAGCGTTATTTATACTCCATTTTATGTTGACATCGAAGGCCTGTTGAGGCACGTGAACATTTGATAATCGAAGTATTTTACAACCACTCGTAGTCGTTGTAGCCTTTGCACATCCACCGAAATCTGATGACCATACCCAATTGCCTGTCGTACCTCCGGTTGCTGGAGTTACACCGTTACTAGTGTTGAACCATCCTTGAAGATCGGTATTAAACGTTGTTACACCTGACTGAATGATACCCGTTGTCGTCCCAAGAACCGCTCTTGCTGACCCACCGTTTGTTGATGACCAAGAAAACGGTGCCCCAGCACCAGATTGAGTCCATCCGGTAATTGATGTTGTGAAATCATTATTTAATAGTCTTTCATCCTGCGCATATTTGCTAGCAATAAAGACATATAGGTTCTTTATTTTCTTATTCCTTGAAGATTCAATCTGTTCGAGTCCTAAAGCATCATAAGAGACATTAACACAAACCATACCACCGTAATCAAGATTTGATGTATTAAGATTCGCTAATTGAATATCTTGTTCAATTGATGAATCCCAATACTTAATATTTGCATAGATGTATAAATTTTGACTCACATTTTTTGAAACAAGAAAGTACAATAACTCTTTTTGATCTCTATTCGTGGTCTTTAATTCTGGACTGTTGGTCACAAATCTTCGAGGGTTCAAAGAAATAATACTATGATCATTCGGTGAAGAATAATCAAGGGAAGCATTTGTAACCCAAAAAAAGTTTGACTGTCCTGCTGCAAATTTCTTTTTCGTATTCTCGTTGATAACAACAGGATACATTTGACCATAACGAACTCCAAATGGTTTAATGTAATCTGCAACAGTTGTCAAACCAGTCACATTTAAATTTGGCAATGATGTAGACAAAAATGATTTACAAATATTGCTAAGTTCGAATTGATGCTTATTGTCATTCGAAAACGGCAATTGTAATTCTGTTATTCTGTTGAAGTCACTTAGATTCAAAGATTCACCATATTGCTTGTCACCTTGAAATAATTCCACGTACAAATTAAAATCTTGTACCTGTGATCCTTGATACCTATCAGCACCATCTGTTATTTTATTGAATGTTATCAAGGAACCATTTGTCACACTGATATTACTTGAATCTAATTTGAACCGTGCAGAAGGTTCCTTCGCAGTCAATGTGACCACTGTATCGCCTGTGTTCTGGATATAGTAATACTTTGAAAGAACTAAATCAGATTGAAAGGCTTGGGCTAAACTCCCTGCAATTTGGCTTAGAGTGATGCCCGTTTGAACCGTGTTCCCATAGCGATCTTTAATGACGTTGGTCAAAAAATAATTATCTGCGTTCGGAAAGTCTTTGGCGTAAAATGCTTTTACATAATAATCTGGTTCAGTAAGAACAAAATTTATTTTAAACCCGTCTCCCGGATTGTTATTTACAACAAATCTTGTCTTTGAATATTGAGGACTTCCAACGGTTCCTGTACTAAGACCGATAATAATCGGGTTCTCACCAGCAGAAATTAATGAAGGTTCTTGAGTTAGATATACGTTTGCCATCGAATATATAATTAATCATTAACCACGAAGGCAGCATACAACGAATCTGCAACGAACTCTGATAGTTCCTCAGCAAGAGGAGGTTCAGCAGTATCAAGAACCGAATCCTCAACTGCTTTTATAAAGTTTTTACCCTTAATACCTTGCTTATAAATTGAATTTTGAATGACAAAGGCCAACCTATTTATATCCGTGTACTTATTATTACTTCTTATATTCTTCTTTCGAATCCAACTTATCAAATCTTGGATAGGTATTTTGCGAGTGCCGGGTTTTCTACCTTTTGATAATGCTTCATAATAATCTTTCACGTACATAAATAGAGAATCACGGCTGTTATCCGCTGTGAATTCTACACTCTTAACAATATCTGAATTCTTATCCACACCTTTATTGATCAGCACCGCTTGTACAGTTGCTTGAAGATCAGCAATAAATTGCTTTCCAAGCGAGGTGAACGGATTTTCGAAGCGTTTACTGTCTGCCATTACTTAATCGATTTAACTAATGATGAACTATCATTAACGACAACGGTAATGTTGCCAGAAATTTGTGGGGAATATGTAAAGGATTTTATACCCTTGATCTTGTTTGGTTGCAAGTTATTCAACTCCAATTTTGCTGCTGGTGGACAATTGCAAGAAGGACAAGCAGGAATAACTACTTTTTGTTGTAATAACTTTGCATGGAATACTATTCCAAGAAGGAATCCGACAACGATCAATATTATGTAGACGTACTTATTCATATTGAGTTATTAATTAAATTCATCTTGATAGTTCTTATTACAATAGGAGCGAAATACTCTCCCTTGAATTTCGAGCCGAAAACCTGATACGTTGTCATCACTATACTCACGAAGAGAAATACCGTTTACGTTATTGATGATAAATCCAAATTGTTTTACTTCATCTTGAAATCTGGTGATAATAGCATCGCAAATCTGTTCTGCTTCACTGATGTTCTCGTGGTCGTCTTTAATATCATCATCCGTTGGAGTCATTAAAACATTAAGTGCGAATGATAATGTTTTGAATCTATTGTCAGATTCATAATTGATCGAATACGGAAGTTCAAGAAACACTAATGGGTAATCCTTACCCTTGCCAGTGGCTAATAGAAAATCTTCGCCATAATCGAAGTCTCTGATTTCCTTATGAGATAGGGATATGTTTTTAATAGTATGTCTAAGTTCTTCAAGTGTCATATATCAATGCCTTCTATTATTATTACTGTTTATTTTCTTTCTTGTTTCCTCATCAATTACTTTTTGAACATCGGCATCAAGTTTCATCTTCCTTTGTTTAAGTTGATAGAACCATAATAACGTTTCCAGTTTTTCAGTAAGAACTTGACGTAAGCGCGTAATATCACCCGATGTAAGTGCATAAATAATCCCCCATAATTTGACTTCTTTGGAGTATTCAGTATAGAGTTTATCTGCTCGTGCATAACCTGATCCGCTTGAATAAGAAGCGTTCGATAATCTATCGTATATAACTTTGCGATCAGAGCAAAAAAAAACCAGATATTATTTGCAATGGTTATTTGTAAATCTTCAAAGTGTTTCGCTCGGTCTTCAATATTGAAGTCAGATAGTGATTCAAATGTGGAATCATCTTTTTTCCTCTTGGCAAGAATAGCAACAATGATCGGCAATGCTTTATACTCTTTACCTTGGTATTGATCCAATATTGATTCAAGCGATATGAAGTCTTGCGTCTCTGCCTTCAATAATGTCTGAACTACACTATATGTATCGCCCTTGTAATTGAATTCTGTAACTTGTTTGTTAACAATTGGGGTTGAAATAAATGAAAGACTGTCTAGCAAGATTTTGATGTCAGTGATCTTCATCTTCTTCACCACATCTAGTGTAACATCACAGTAAGCAGCGACAACGCACAAAGATTTATAATCCGTGTTCGATGATGAAGTTAGTTCTTCAAGTAACATTTGTTTCTTTATCGTAATCTCTTCCCAAGATTCAGGGACATTAATAACACCGTGTTCTTCTATTTCTATTTGCTTCATTCAATCTATGGTTATAAATCCTAATACATTTAAGCCGTTCTTTTTCTTTCCCGTTGATCTTGTCTTCTCTGCAACTATATATCCTTCACGTCCACCGTTGTCATTTGTATTGCCTTCAATAGATTGAAATGAACTATCAGAAAGTCTTTTTGAAACAATACCAGCATGACCAGTCCAACCCGGTTTACCGTTTTCATAGTACTGCCATATCACTAGAGCACCGACAACGGGAGTTGTTGAAACCTTATATTTCGCATCAGTAAAATTCTTGAACGTCTGGACTGCACTTGCGCTAAATAGTTTATCTAGTTCTTCAAACTTGTCTGGATATGCTTCCTTAAATACTAACTCTGCAAAATATGAGCACCATGCCTGACCTTTTTGAAAGCCCACGGCAATCATTTTCGTCTCATATTCAAGATCATTGAACCCTTGATTATTCGGTTTTTCTGTTTGCCCTAAGTATTTTTTTGCTGTTTCGACAACGCCCATTTATATAGATGTTTTCTATATAATTACGTTTCTTTAAATTGAGAAGAAAAAAGGTAATGACTATCGATATTATTTACTACGTATTTTCTGCCCTCACATTTTTGATGATCGCATATCAGACATACATTCAAAGAACACAAATAAATGTTTCAAAAGACATAATGGACAAATTCAAATCATTTAACGAAATATTTGATCTTAACAAATTAAAGCAGTACTCGGAATTGGTGTCAGAGAACAGCAGACTTGAATACGAAAATCGAAGAATTCAATTTGAGCAAAGTTTTTTAAACGATCTCAACGAACTCAAGAAAAACAAGGAGGCATACGAGCAAACAAATTTGGAACTTAATAAAGTATTCTTCATGCTTATAATGTACGAATTTACTCATGATGGCAGGAGGAGATTTATACAGGACTATTTGCCAACAAACAGTGAACTATATTTGAAATTGCTTGAGGAGCATGAAAGCAAATGGGTAGAGTCAATAGATAATGGAGCCTCTACAGCCATTTCATACCTCACAGGATGGGATCCGTTTCTGAACTATAGATCATACTATCAAATTTTGAAATGGACTACATTTAATATGAAATTTAATCCGAACGATGACATAAATAGAAGCAACAATAAGTAATAGCGTTCTGACCGATTGCATGAAATCAAAAAGCGAAAAAACACATTTGGTCTTTAGGATACTCGAATACGGTCAATTCAAAGAGCCGTTTACATTAGAAGAACTTATTGAAGACCTCCAATTACAGGATTATGAACAGAGATATGTTACCAATTCATTGGTCTCAAGAAACGGTCAGACATCTGACCCCAACCATATACTTGTTAAAGTTTTCGGGCATGGTAAAATAATTGACAATAAACAGTATGAGGTTTTTGCTCTATTGCCATCTGCGGTGATGCAGTATGTCGATTATTTGGAGATATTAGAAGCAAGGGAAAACTCTAAGAAAGCATATATAATCTCTATGTGGGCATTAGGTATTTCCTTAGGTGTTGGATTGATTCAAATTATATTGCAGGTTATATCTATGGCAAAATAGAGCGTCACATATACCAACTAATGGTTCCTCTTTGATTCAATAGTTGATCAACACACATTACAAGAGTATCTATTTGGTCGTCACGCTTCGAGTTGGGGAACAATGAGCATTGCTCCAAGAAACTTTCGTTCCACAAGCCTTTTATAAGTTTAACCCTTCTTGATTGAAGTTTTGCCGTGATCGAATTCACACGCGTTAATTTTGAATCTTTTGGTGGTGGTATCTCTAATACGTTATAGTGTGTCTCAAACCTGAGTTGTTGTGCGATAGATTTACCGGATGCCTTCGGTTCTATATATATTTTGCAGTTATAGTTAGTGTCGGTTTCAACAATTTCCTTGATCTTCTTAATAAGTGAGGGGAATTCAAGGAACAACTCGTAAACCTTCTTCACATATATGATATTGTCTTTAATACCAGCAACCGTAATTGCAGTAGCATCATTACGCTTCTTATCAGTGTAGGCACTATCAATAAATAAATGATATTGAATGTTATTTATATCGTTATCAATGATCTCAAACCAGTCTTTTTTGATAATCCCCCCTGCCAATGGAGCAGGTCGTTGAAGGTACTGTGTGGCAAATACATAATCGCTAGTAGTTAAGTCTGCAAACGATGATGAAGGAAAACGACTGTTCCATAAACACCCATCTACATAATATTTAGATAGTTCCTTGGGTTCAATATCATTCGTCAATTCAATAGGAAGTACTATGTGACGATAACGGTTATTACGATCATTTGCCTTTATCCAACCCGACAGATCATTCTCGTGTATTCGTTGCCCGATTATCACCCTCAAATCAATTGAAGGGTTATTTAACCGGTTATATATGGTCTCTTTATACTTACGAATGGTGTTCTCAAGATTTATGTCACTGATGTTATTAGCGTCTAATGCGTCATCAATGATGATCATATTAGCACCGAACCCCGTAATACTTGAGAACATAGAGGTCGATACCCGTTGTCCACCTAAAGTATTTTTGAAGTTCGATTTCGCTTGTGTGTCCTGACGAATAATTACGTGTGGGAATAACGTTCTATACCAATCAGACTCTATTAAGTCCTTTGTCTTAGCAGCAAGTTCAACTGTGAGACCTTCACTATGTGAAATGCACAAGAAGTTCAAATATGGGTTAATACAACCCCAAGTCCAGGCGTTAAGGCAAACAGAAACAATAAGTGACTTGGAGGTTCTTGGAGGGACATTGATATTGAAATCTTGTGTCTTGCGCTTCTTATCGTTTATTCGAACTACCTCTTGTTGCAATAAATTTGCGATATACTGGTGATGCCAATTCCAATCGAAGTCCGTAGAGTGTTCAAGTATTTTTACTGCATCTTGAATGAAATCAAAAAAGGATTGTCTATAGAGATTTCTATACAGTTCAAGTTGTATTGCTTCTTGATGTTCTTCACGCTTTTGTTTTATTGATGTTGACGAGTTCAATTATTACTATTTATCATCGATAGAAATAAGGTTATGTGTATTACATATATATATAATTACCAATGTTCGATCCTTAAAAAACGCATATTGAAGAAAAGTGAACGGGTTTTGAAAAAGAATAATAATAACTAAGTACACATATAGTACGAAAACGGATCGGGTTTATAAAAAAATTATATATACGTTACCCCCACCCAAGCGCGACCCGTTCAAAAATTTTTTGGTGGAAAACTTAAACACGAAATGTTGTTCCGTTTTCGCTCCTTCCATCCTATCTTAACCGTGTTCGATAGTACAAAATAAGATTCTGTTTGAACCGTATAATTGTTGATTATGAGATTGATAACAAACTGCTGTGTTCGTTGAATGAAATATAATTGAACCTTGAAATCGAATAACTAACAATATGTTAAGTAGACCAGCATAACAATTGATTATCAATCACTTACAACAGTTATATAATGTTATGAATTTCATAATTCATAACATTCTGTTATTCCATCTAACGAACACGGCCATTGATTGAAAATTTGATAATAGATATTTCAATCTGCATTATGAAAATCATAATCGAACACGGTATAATGTAGAGTTCGAAAACGGCAGTTCAGGAGAATATTATTCTGTTGAATCAATATCAATGACCGTGTTCGATGGGTTACGATTAAGCACTTGCCTTAATTGTTCAATGCTCATTGAAGGCAGATTGATGTTGTTAGTCTGTTTCAAGGATACGTGTTGTTTAGCCTTCTCGTGAATCTTGTATAAATCCTCTATGTGCTTCAATGCCTTCAAGGCAGTACCTAAGTTACCCTTACTCATAGCGAGTTCGTAAACGCGATTATAACGGTCTGTATGCCTTTCTATTATTGCTTGCGTCTCATATTCACCTTGCTTACGCAATGCCGTGTTCGTCCACAGTACATCCTTATCGTAGGAGGCATCGCTAAGTTTATATAGTTGTTTGTACTCCTCCCTAATCTGAAAAGGCAATCGGCCATCTAAGTATTGCTCTAGTACCCATTGTTTTCTTTTTAATGAAGAGTAGTCGGACACGGTAGGTTGAACAACCTCCCTACTACCATTATTATCACTTATTGTCATTCCACTTACCATAAATTTTTCTTAATAACGAAATAATATTTCGAACACGGATGAACACGAACACGGAAGAATATTCTGCATTGAAAACAAAATAGGTCGTGCCTCCGTCTTCGATACTTCATATCCGTTTTCGATTCTACCAATGAAGTTTATAAAAATTTATAAACCCCCAGTTCATCATACCATTTCGTATATATATAATTAATTAATGATGATCATCACAATAGATTTAACTGTGATCGAACTCGGTCAACCCCAACGTTGTAATAGTGTTCATCTTTCTCTATACAGATAAAATTGCGATTCGTATTTAAACAAGCAATCGCAGTCGTGCAACTACCTGCACAATTGTCCAGAACGATGGCACCCTCGTTTGTATATGTCTTTATGAGGTATTCGAAAAGGGCAACAGGTTTCTGCGTTGCGTGTAGACCGCGTTCAACGTCAAACTTGAAAACCGATTTTGGATAGTTCGTATGCGTTTGATAATACGTCTCACCAGTAACGCCATCGATATGGTTGATTCGTGTTCGATCTGTTCTATTCTTATGGATTTTAGGTTTATCAAGTTCGATCAGGCCTTGGGGATTATAGACTCCCTTTTTTTTATAAAACACCAAAACCGATTCGTGGTGCTTGAGAGGTTGATTCTTTGCATTTTGAAAGTTGCTATTGATATTCTTTTCCCATATCCATTCGTAGCGAAATAATTTCGCGTTGCTCATGACCAGTTGGGAGGTAAAGGGCTGCGATGCTGTCAGTACTATTGTACCATTCGTTTTAATGATTCTTTCGTATTGGTTCCACAGTTGGTCAAAGGGAATTACAGTATCCCAATTGCATCCAGTAATTGCATAAGGCAAATCACATAGTATCAGGTCAATTGACTTGTCGTCAATCTCATTCATTAATTTAGGACATTATTTTAAGGTTATAAACTGATCATCGTACATCAGTATCGTTCTTTTCATCTGCAGCAACGAAGGAAAATTATCATCAATTCCTGTGATCATTGAATAGACCTCCTTAATTCTTGTTGGTTCATCCCAGCCATTTTCGAAAATTTGTTTTTGACAATCTTTGATCATTTTTGTTCGTTGTTCTTCAACAGTTAATGGTTCTTCCTTTTTCTTGAACCTGCCCTTGTTGTCCTTCTCTTGTTCATTATGCTTGTAGTTCATACTTTATATTTTTGTTTTAATTATGCTTATGATATAATCCCCCGTCTTCGTGCAGCATTAGTTATGGCATTGAATACGTCTGCACTTATGCAATTGCACTTATGATTCAAGGGTAGTCTATTGAATAGATATTTATATGCCTCCTTATATTCATCGAACTTCGAAGACAAATACCCGTTTTCGATAAGTGCTTTTACTTTTTCATCGCTCATTTCTTAAATGGTTCTTCTACAAAAATTATGAATATCCTCCCTCTTAAATATTGCTTCTTGAAGTTGTTCAATTGATTTCTCTTTCATCACCTGTTGATCATTAACAAGGTTATAATACCCGTCTTCGTTCTTTTCGACTTCTTTACCAGTTAATATTTCAATCACCTTCCCCTTATTGGATATCATATACTTACTATAGTTGTTCACTGTTCTATAGACCTCCTCGCTGTATTGGTGCTTAGTGTAATTAATTAAGTTCAATCGAATATCCTTCTTCATTCGGGATATAACACTCTTTATAGTCCTATAATCGAGTCTCGAATGTGCAGCAAGTTTATTGTACGTGTTATTAGTTGTTAAATAGTAAGTCTTGAACAAAAATGAATATCTCTCATTATAGTATGTATCTAAATACTTGAACAACGACTTCACCACAAGATCTAGGTCATCGTAAAACAATTGTGAAGAGTGATCTACATTTGATAATGCTGATTCTACCTCATTGAAATGATCTTCATCATTAATCGATATATATCTCTTCCTCGCCTGTCTCTTCTGTTTTAACTTAAAGTCATTGAACACTGAAAAATATAGGTAACCACCGAAGTTTTGATTTTTTGTGAATCCGCTATTTATTATCCTGTTTCTTACTTTAACTATGTTGTCTTGAAAAATATCCTCGTAAGCAAAATCATTCCAACACGCTCTTTGTGCATCGGACTTTAACTTTGAATAATTATCATTGATGTATTCATCAAATCTTTCGACAACGGTCAT